GCGTCGAATTTCCACCCGAGGGTGGGCGTTCTCGTCTGTGATTCAATGTCATGGTACTCCTCGACTGTCTTAATAAGGCGGTCTTCAGAGCAACCAACTTCGAGCTTTTTCCCTAGACAGCAGAGCTGACGAAGGAACATGATCGAAATGACATCCGCGTCGTCCAAAAGACACGCATCTGTGGAGAAAACACGCAGCCATAGTCCCGAAAATAATTTCGGCACTTTGACCCTCTTAGACCGCTTCGAAGAAGCAGGTCCTTTGAGGACTAGGCGTCCAGTCTCGAGTCCGTCAACCAAGATGGAATCGAGAGATGGGAGATCTAACGTAAAGACAGTTAGACCTCGAGTCTCCACCATACGGGTGAGTCTAGCTTTATCTCGCCAAACCTCCGTATATGCGGGGTATGCCACCTGCACGTCGTCAAGAAGTGCAAGTGCGACTCTGAGTATATCACTAGCTAAGCTTTTCATACTACTTCCTTTCAATGGGAGTGGTAATCTTAGCCGCTAGCACAATATCACCTGAAAGGGCGTCAGCTCTCCCAGTTGATCAGCTTGGTGATGTTCGCGTTCGTAAAGAACGCAACGAATCCCAGGTCAAAATTCAACGGTTCAGTGAGTCCGTCGATGCGTTCATTTTCGAACACAACGTAAGACTTCCGAACAGTAGAAATCGTGGCCGGAGAAACCGGGAATACAGTATGCGTAAATTCGACGTTGTGGCGGTCAATGACCTTACCACCGCGTTTCGTATCCGTATATTCTGAATTCCTGATCTTCAAGCGAAATTCATCGAGAGCACCTCGAAGGAGGTATTCGGATGAATAACCGTCTTGATTAACCCTTGTGAGGATTTTCGCAACGGCGTTGATCGTGATGGTAATTGTGTCAGCGAACATGGTATACTCCTTGGTTCAATACAGTTTGCGATATTGCCGATCTTTCGGTTCTATCGCAAAGCTTTTATAGAACCAAGAATCGACAACTGCCGTCCAGAGAGGAATGGCAGTTGGGCAGAAAGTGATGCAGAAACAGGCTTACGGGTTTTAGTTTCACGAACGCACTTCCATGGGGTCATTTTATGATGACCACCAGCGTCGCGCGCCGTGACCTCCGTCTTCGTGTGCTCCATGACCAAAACTTGGCCATGCGTACATGGGACTAGGTTCCTGTTGGCAATAAGAAAATCGCCAACGTTAGAACACCAATCCACTAGCCATGACCATGGAATAACATTCCACGCTGTAGAAAAGTCTATTGTAAGACCTAATACAGCACGCATGGCTAGACGCCTGAGTTGAGCGTCAGTCACAGGATAAGATGAGGGCTTGTATTCAACAAACCCCCACTTCTTAACTTGCGTCGTTCTTGTCAATTCAGCATACTTGCTGTATAGAGAAGAATTTATCAGTCTGTTCTTCTGAGAAGAAGCAGATCCTGAAAAGACGACAACTTTTCTGCGGAGACCTGACTCTTGTAAGTTTCGCAACTCCTTTTCGCGATGAGCGACATGGTGTTGGAAAAGTAAGAGAGACTTCAAGTCACTGATTAGTGGCTTAATCCCGAACTGATACTTAAGATTTAGACCGGCACCCTTCTTAATTAAGGTGTCGCCCTGGTTCTTAAACAGTGAGGGTAAGTCTTTCAGCTCGAACACAGCTGTGGGTAAATCCACAACTGGCCGCGACGGATT